AAGCATTTTCAAGTGGATTTTGTTCTTTATCAGCCATCTAAGGTCGCTCCTGTGATACTGAGGGAGTTTGGATACTGGAAGATTTCTTGAGTAATTCCTGCCACCGGGGGTAGTGACTCAGCACCAGATGGTCCCGTGATCGTAGTTATGATACGAGAAGCAGCGGCAGTCGGTCCTGTGATGCTTCCATCCAAGTTGAAGAATGAAGTGAAGTTTGTAATGTCGGTTGTCTTGATATACTTTTCTTGTTTCGTTGGTGAGAAAACATAAGAGTATGCAACAAAGTCAATTGTAAAAATTACAGATCGTTGTGTTGACGTATCACCCTGATAATCAATCTCTGGATTCACCGCTTGGATTGTAATTGGAATGTCTACCTTAGTGTTGAAGTCTGTGAAATTTACACTAATACAAAACTCTGGTGTAAAGTAAGGAACAATTTGTTCCACGATTTGCAATGCGTCATCCATTGTCCTTGCTGCGATTGCAAGTTGGAATGAAATATTGTAAGGCACTTCTGAAAATTGTGAATCAATTTCACCATCCGTGCTTGTATACTTGAATCTTTTGTATACAGTATTTCTTTTTCTAGCACCATCATAGTTGATACTAGTGATTGAGAATCCCATGCGAGGCAGGACACTGGCGATTGCTGCCGCACCATCTTGACCCTTTGTGTCTGGAAATTCATCAAGCATCCGAATGAATTTTTCTTTTGAAGCGTAAGAGATCGGAACCAAAACACGTTTGTTTGTCGTTCCGTTTTTATTTTTTCTTACGACAAAAATTTCATCAAACAGCGAGCCAAAGGCAACCACAGTTTTTCGGATTGTTTCATTGTAGAATGTAGTAAACATTAGAGATCACCCTCCGAGAACGGATCAGTATCCGTAAAGTCAATAAATGACGAGCCTTCAAACTGAATGTCTGTATTATCTTCAAACGGGTCTTTGACAAAGTAATCTTGTGTGTATCCAATACTGTCGATTGCGTAAGTCGCACCAGAGGATTCACCAAGAATACTGTTAATACCAGTGATGGAGCCAGAGAGAAGTGTGCCTTCAACGACCTTACTAGAAGAATCGTAAAGAACAACACTCATTGTTGCACCAGTTACACCACTATTATAGAGGAATGCGTTTTCACCCTCAGTAAACGCTCCACTTCCGGTTGAGCCTAGTTTGACATAAAGCAAACCTTGATAAACATCTGCGGTTGCACCGTCGATTTGATCCCAACCCGTATCCATGTCTTCGCCAGAGTAGACGAACATGGAACATTTAATTTGATATGTAAAAGTCTTGCCAAAGTTAAAGAAATTTTGCTCACGCTCCACAAAATTGATTTCAAACAAACCATTTGAAAGTGGGAAGTAAATTAAATCACCTTCGCGTGGATATGAATAGTTTTTATCTGCAAACGCCTCATAGAATCGTCGGCGGGAAAGAGTCAGTGTAATCTCATCTTTGATCTCAAGACCAAACTGAGTCATCACTTCGCCTTCTCCCTCAAAGCCATCATAACTATCAACGTACATTTCAAGTTCACGACCGTTTTCAAACTTTGGCAATTTGTCTTCACCAAAAATTTCGTCAACATTTACGAGAGTGCGAGGAATATAAACACAATCAACACCATGAATCTTGATGGATTCAACCACAAGATCCTCAACAAGCCGTTGCTCGGCTTTGTTTTTAAATTTGTTGAAGTATTGATTCGTAGCCATCTATTACCCCGTAAAGAAATCAGGCGGAAGTTCGTACTTGTCTTGAAGAGTGTCTTCAATTCTTTCCATTTCTTCGTTGCCTTGAGAGATTAAACCCTGTGCGTCAAATTGAACATTACCGGGAAGATTGATTCCTTGATATTTGATGAGGTTCATACCCCATTGTTTTCTAAATGATGCTGTTACATATCGTTTCAATAAAATATCATCGTAGGCTTCTGTGAAGGCATCGGGATCTACAATCACATAGCAGTCAATCAAAATAAAGTCGCCTGCTGTCACAGTCTCCGCCCAGTCCATATCAACGTAAAGTCTGTTTGTTACACGATTGAATCTGATTTGTTTTTCTGGAGACAGGAAATCAGAAAGCAAAGAAATGTATGATTGTGTGATGTAGTAGTTTGCCATATCGCCTGCACTACGCAAACCATAGAGGTCTTGAAGTGCGGTCTGATAACGAATACTGAACATATTCGTGCCTGCTCCACCATCATCAAACTGGAAAATCTTTGTGACCGTGGCAATCTTTGTGCCGTCTGTGATCTGGGGCGCATCGTTTGGACCCGTCAAACCAATGGAATCAGTGTCAATGTAACCGTTTGTGATATCGTCTGCGGTAATTTCGTACTTAAATAAAGCACGCTCAGTGCCGTCAAAATGATACTCTTGAAAAATTTGAATGGCATCATCCAGAGAGTCCTCCAGTTGAGCATCATCAACATTTACCTCAATCACTGGTGCGCCGAGTTTCCTCAGAGCATATTGTTTTAGTTCTTCTCTTGACGAGGGCTTGGACATTTATTCCACTCCTTTTCCTTTTATATGTATTGGAACGTGGCTTCCTATACTTTTTGGAAAAGTTATTTTTATTCACAGCCGTTGTGCCTACTCTTAAACAGTTGCTTTAACAATAACCTCTACCTCTTGAAGTTTAGGCTGTTTATCAGTTAGGAGTGCAACAACAGGATAAAAACCAACGAAATTGGGCTGACTGGGACCAGTGGTGTTAAGATAACAGGTAAATTCTACATCATAAACTCCATCTCCAGAGAACTCAGTGTATTTACCATTCAATACCTCTTCTGCATAGCCCGGACAGTTTGGACATGCACCTTGGTTGCCTTGACCAAGTGAGAATGCCTGCACACCTTGGAAGTGCATTTTATATGTGTCAGACGCTCCCACACCTTGCAACTTAATCTTCGTGGTGATTGAGTAAAAATACCCAGTTTTCAGTTGAACATATCGACTTTGCCCTGCACCTGTTCCAGACGATGTAGACGATGGATCAGCGACAGATGGAGGCATGAAAGAATCGGTTCCATCAGCGATTGTGGTTGTTGTGCTAAATTGATTGACAATTTGACCATTAACATCGGAGTGTTGTGAAAGTGTGCTAATTAAATTTTCTGCTTCTAGTTTAGACTGATTATCCAAACCAAAGGTTCTATCTTGAGAGTTATAATTTCCGAGTGTTTTAATTGGAAGTCTCTTGAATTTTGAAATATTGTTTCTTGCCGCTGTTTTATCATTATTAAAATCACGTTCATAAATTACATCATAAAAGAAGTCTGAAAATGATTGATTCCCACTAGAATTACCACTTGTAATTGACTTTGCGGCTGATCCTGTTCCACCATTGAATACTATAGCGTCAAAAGCAGATTGCTGTCCATAAGCCCCACCGCCGGGACCACTGGGACTACCGGAGGCGGTAATTTCATAAGTGATTAAGTCTGCTCCACCTGCACCACCGTTTGGTGTTCTTGAAAGTGTGACGGCAGTGGTGGATGTATCACCTGAAACAATTTGAAGTGTGTCAATCGGATTTGCCGTGGTGCTTTCCTCAGCAGGAATATCAGCATCACGATAATATTGAAGTTCTCCACCCTCTCCTGTATTACCCCGCTTCGCAACAGAAATACTTGCTTCTGTGGTGTTCGCAGTAAAAGTACCATCAGCAGTGAATCCTGTGACAAAGACTCTTCTATTGGGATCATCAATTGATACAACATTACCATATCCGTAGTAATTTTCATCCTTAGATGAGATATGAATCATATCACCCACTGCAACGAAACTTTGAAGGAATGTTCGGATATTTTTGGAGTCTAGGTCAGCATTACTGAATTGAATATATGGAGAAGTGACAGGAAGACCTGTATTACCATTGGTGTCAACAATAAGTTTTCCAGTACCGGGTGCAGCCGAAGTGGTGTCAACTCTTTCAATGGTATATCTAAAGGGAGATGCAGGTCCAGTCGCACCCGTCGCTCCTCTTGCACCATCAACACCCTGATTACCATCTGCACCAGACTTATTGAAAATAACAAACGCCTGTTCATCACCCACAAGTGTTGGATTACTTTGTGGTACTGCTTGTTCATTAGTAAGTTTTACGTTGTGAAAACCACCTCCGGAGTTAATGCTTTCAATTTCACCAACAATATAACCGGGAATAGACGCTTGCTCAAGTCCACTAAAATTGACCTGAACAATATCTCCAACATTCGGTAGCAATCCACTTGAGAGAAGAATACCAACGTTAGCACCACCTAGATCAGTATTATTAATTCTTAATGTGTTTGAAGAGCGATCAAATGCAATTGTGCCAGTTGGAGGATTTGTTGACTGATTCGTCTGATACTCAAAGACTTTATAGACAAACCCAGCACCTCCAGTTGCTCCTGTAGCACCTGTGGCTCCAGTTGCTCCTGTTGCACCAGTCGCACCATCATTTCCGGCTGCACCTGTCGCACCTGCGATAGTGTAGAAATATCCATCTTTATTATTACCGAGGGGGAAAGTGCCACCTGTATTAGTTACGTCAAGGGTGAACACCGAACCCCCAGCGTTCGTAACACCCGTGACTCTTCCAAAGAAGAAGTTTGATCCATCATCTAGTTGAACATAGGCACGATCATTTCTTGCAGGATCAATACCAAGAAGAAGTGAGGAGATATTAGCTCCCATTCTTCCTCCCCTCTCTTTTTC